TTGGGCTTGTCTTGTTTACCGACAGCCTTTTCCTTGTAGTGACGCGCTTTATCTGCTGCGCCCCTTATTTGCGCCTTTACCTCGTCCCTAAAGGCCTCGAGTTCGGCTTCAATTTGTTCCTTTGCTGCTTTCGCGGACGCAGGTAGTTCTTGTACGGCGTTTAGCGCGGATTCTATGCGTTCAAGGGTTTCCGGTTCTTTAAGATAATTCGAGACCCCCGTGACCGCTTGGTTTACCGCGTCTACGCCTTTTTCCACGTAAGGGTCGACCCCTTGCGCGGTTTCTGCGAGCGGCTCCAGCATATCTGCTTTGTAGCCTACCTCGCGGGATTGTTCGTTCAGTAGCTTCACTTGGGCGGCAGCTGTGCGCGCTTGTAATGCGGTTGCTATGCCTGGCGTGATGACGTCGCCTTGTTTGGCGGCTGCGCCAGGCGGTGTAGATGCCCCCCGATTGACTGAGAGGATAGGATTTAGGCCGGCCTTCCGTAGATCGGCTACCTCGCGTTGGTGCGCTGTCCTGGACATGCGCTCCTGGAACTCCATTTGGCGAGCGGCCTGAGCGGATGAGGCTGAATTGCCCATCATTCCGCCTAGTATTGATGCGCCTCCGGCTACTGCGCCGACCCATGCTGGCATAGTCTTTGCTCCCTGATTTGAATCATGTTGTCGGCGATTTCCGCACATTCCTCGAGAGTGAGTGCGGTATGGCCGCGAGTACCTGCGCCGGGATGCAAGAGCATCCCGGCCAGGGCGGCGAAGTATAAGTCCCAGACTTCCATTAGAAGTGATCGATCATGCCTGGCACGCCGTAAAGCGGCATTGGCCGGACACATTGAAGATCGAAGAAGCTATCGAATATGAATTGGGGCTCGCTGGGTACCGCGATCACCCTATCGATAGGTGGATTCTCCTGGATAAACTCTGCATTGAGCAGAGGGAGCGTTTCGAAGTCCTGGGAGAGATGCCAGAAGTCCAGCGACTGAGGATCAGTTGAACGGAATTTGGCCGTAATTTTCGAGTTGGCGTACCTGTACTCGGCGTACCTTTCCTGGTACCCGAAAACGTCGTCGTCCTCAGCTGTCCCCTGGGCAAAGATTTCCTTATTGAGGACGGCCTGTTCCCCGAGACGGGACAAGGCCGGATAGTAATAGTCAAAGCGTGATTGACGTGACCACATGCGGTCTAGGCCGCGTTGGTAGGTGAGATCTGCACGGACGGATATGAGGCCGATGATTGTGCAATGCTCCGTGGCAGAGTAGGTGAACCCATGCCCATTGAGTGAGGCTGTGCCTATTGCCGCCAGGTTGCCCTGGGGCGTTGGTGTATAGCCGGCCTCCGATGCGGTGCCGGATGTTTGGGCGATGGGGTTGATATTTACGGGCGAGCTGCCGCCGCCCAGGTATTCCGGGCGCTGGAGTCTTGCGTCCGGTGATGTGACGCCGAAGTGTGCGCGGATTATCTCGGTATACCGAGTACCGCCCCTGGCGTCACGTTCGAGCAGGCGTTGGATTTGAAACGCCTGACGTAATTCGTTGATGGTTGATGCCGTTGCCTGAGTTAGATCGGCGTACAGCGCGGGTTCTACCCAGCGGGCGTCGCCGATCTGGCCAACGGTAGGGGTAGTATTCCAGATCGCTTCCTGGGCCGCGTTAGAGGCCAGCCAGAACGGTTCTTCCGTACCGTCCTGGCCAAAGTAGAAGGTAGGCTTTCCATTCTCGATGGAGGTGTCTGCCTTGACGGGTGCGATCGACCCTAACGGCAGATCGACGCCTGGACCTTTTTGGGGCCAGGGTAAGCAGCTGGTGAAGTAATCGTGGCGCTTGCCACGTTTGAGGATGGTGTAATTGCCTGCCGGATCGGGGCCGTTACTGGTGGGCGAGGGAACCCGGTCTTGAAGGTTCTCGTCTCTAAACCACTCATTCCATATTTTATTATAGGCCCTGAACGGCAGGGTATTTACGCTGAGATCGGCCACACCCGTGGGGATGCCGAAGTAATCGGCAACAGAGCCGACGGCAAAGCCCTGGACGGTCGTCTGTTGTGGTACCAGGAAGTCAGTTGAGTCTCCTGGATTGTCTTGCTCGCCGTGGAATTTTTTCCAATTGTCCCAGAGTAAGCGATTGGGGACGGCGAAGAAGAACGTCTCCATATACATGTTGTCCATGATTGGAGCGATGGGAGTAGCAAGGCGGGCGAGGCCTTGCATTTTGAGTTTGAAGGTATCTCCTGGCAGCATCTCGTCGACGTAGATAGGGTAGAGGAACCCAGCTTCGTCCAGGGTAGTCTTATATCCGAAGGATCGGTTGAATTTACTCCTGGGAATCTCCGCCTTCGGAACCCTGGAGAATTGGTGTTTCATTACTGATTTCATTGTTGTTACCTATGACGAGGGTGGTGCAGCTAGTCAGTGCCGCCAGGATTATCGGTAACGCTATCTTGAGGCTTTTTGAAGTCAAGGCCGTTACCTAGAGTTTTTTTGGTAGTGGTGATTTCCCCGGTTTCGTCGTCGAAAGTTCCGACGACGAACAGAGTGTAGTCTCCGGGGTGTTTCCCGAATTGATGTTCTCGGGAATTGACGCACTCCCCGAAGATACGGGTAGCCATCGGTGATGTGGGAAGTTGAAAAACGGGTAGGTATGCTTCTGCTTTTTCATCGTATACGGAAAAGACATGGTGCAGCATTAGAGGCTCCTTTCGAGCTTTTTGAGTTTGATTTCGGCGAGCTTCTCGCGGGTAGCGAGACGCTCCCATGTATTGTCTGCAGAACGTTCTGCAGCTTTAGCCTTTCGGCTTTGTTTAACCTTTCGTAAGGCTTTTTCATTCTCCTTGCCGAGTAATTTATCATAGTACCGAGGTATTGGCAGTTTCCTGCCGTCGTGAACCAGGTGGTCCTTGGAGTATGCGTCTGTTTGGTGGAATTCGTCAAACCAGGATTTTCCGATTCCGGGATTGGTCGACATGCGGTTGTATTCCGGTTCGACTTCGACCCATTGGTCGGTTATTGGATCATGCCTGGTGTAGTATTCCGGGGCCTCCGGCCCGGTGATTTTTTTCATAATGTAGCGTGCAATGTAGGCGGCGCTGCTGAATGTGAGTTGCTGGATCGTATGATGGCCCAGTGGCCATAAATCCCCAAATTGAGGGGATCGCCACATGGGCGAGCCGCTTGCGCTTTTACCCAGATATTCCAGGTCAGTGAAAGCATGGCCGAATATTGCTGCATGGTAGTGTGGTCTAAACGTAGTTTCGCCGTATTCACCGCACATGTAATACCGAATGGGGTTGACGGCTTCAGTTTTGCCCTTGGCGAGATTATATGCGTATCGTACATATTTCTTCCTGTAGCGTTTCATAAAGGATTGGAAATCCTTATGTTTTAGGGTCCCGTGCATTGGCAGGTGTTCGGGGGCATAGGTTAGCGTTAGATAGTAATTGTCCTGGTGCATTTGGGATTCGTGTACACAACGAATTGCCCAGTCCCTTGCTCTGTCCATGCGACACCCGACACACCGACCACACGGGACGGTCAGGAATTGTCCGGTCTGGGATTTGTTCCTGGTGAATACCAGGCCAGACACGGACTTGTAGCCCTCGATCGGTTTGTTGCAAGGCATCCCATTACAGCCGGATACCACCCCTCATGGGGGTGTCCTGGAGGTTCTTGCGGTGAGTTTTGGAGGCCGTTTTGGAAAAGAGTTTCCGGGACTTCCGGTTGCTCATTTTTGATCTTTTCATAGGTTTTACTCCGTTAGGTTGATAGGCAGTGATCCTTGTTCCACTGCCACTAAGGTGTCAGTGGGCGTATTACAGGACAAGGTAGTAATACGCACGGTGAGGTTTTACTCACCGGTAGTGGGCTGAGGACTCCCTTCGGTCGCGCGATCTACGATCGCCTTTTCGACAGGGGTCTGGGCAGCCCTGAGGCCGAGTTCGGCCATTTCTTCGGCGTTGCCGGGGTCCTGGACGAAGGCCAGGAATTGTGCCGGATCGTTCTGGAAACGCTTCCGGACTTTGGACGGGAGTGCGTCAAACGACTCCTGAGCCCTTTCGACCATCTGGATGGCCTCCTGTAAGGACCCGAACGGGATTTCCCCGTACGTGGGCTCTCGTTGCGTCCAGTGGGTGATTGCGCCAGTAGTTTGGTACTTGGCGAGGATTTGGTTGACATCGCACTCTTTTTTGAAGTGCTGTTCAGTCATTGATTTTTGGCCCTCGAAGGACAGGCTCACACGGGCTGAGCCAGTGTGCCTGTTACGGGGCCAGGTGTTTGTTAAATTTTCACAAACATTTGAGTTTGCGGGCATCGATTGCCCTTTTTTCGTTCCGGTGTTACCGCTTTTCATGTTTTTTACCTTTGTTGGTTGCTTCGCTCTCCTGGGGAACCTGCTGCGCGGTTCCCCAGACCCCTCCGGGCTTTAGTATTCCTCATTCCAT